CAATGAAACAGGTATAGTACAAATTCTATTTACAAAAGGGTTGTGTTTATGCAAAAAATGCAAAAGCGCTGAAAAGATTAGAATAGTTGACTCCAATATCGAGAAAATATAATATATATATCTTGCAGCATATTGAAGTGGCTAGTCTAGGTGTAGGCGCCACTCTACAAGTCCCAGTTAATATGTTGTGCAATCTGTCTGGAAATTATCTACGACAGATGGCAAAGGCCCAACATCACGTTGGTAATACGGCAATATATGATCGGATGTGAGGCTGTAAGGTAGTGAATCAACTGTGTCTAGTTGATCTCTAAAGCGTTGGATGTCATATGCCGTGACATCATATCGCTGGTAAATCCAATGGTAGGTGGCTTCACTGGGTTGGATAACTCCTTGCGATTTTTGAACGAGGTATCGGGACTCACGGGTATACTCAGGTGCAACAGTCTCAGTTAACCGAAGGTGTGCACTTATAAAGTCGCCTAAGATGGGTATGGTCTGGAAGAGCTGAAGCCCAAGTGCATTGCCTCGTACTATAGATTTAGCTTTACGCTCATGGATTCCGGCTAATCCCCAACCGAATCGAGAGAGTATCCGCCCAAACTTAGGACAAAGAACATAAGTTGGTTGGTTGGAAACAAGCACGGGTAAGAAATAAGCAGAGAGGAATGTGGCTTCCTCAACAGCAGCAGTAGGTTCATACTCAGGTTGTAACCCCAGCTCCTCTTCAAATTGGGGTTGCACATCAGGCAAGCCACGCCTATGTACTATTAGGGTGTCATCACCGGCAACTATTGCAGAGTAGGGGAGGGAGGCAGGATCCATAACCGACAACTGTTCAATCGGCCAAAGTTGTCCTAGTTGGTATGCCGTTACTAGACCATTAAATGTGGTATTGAAAGTGGTGGTAGATGGATCACCAGACTTGACAGTGGGCGGTCCTCGATACCTACCTCCACCATGGGTCTTACCACACGTGTCGAAGTTAAGTTTAACAATAGCGGCTACGTGGGTATTGGGGAGGAAGAACTGCATGACTGAGAGAACCAAAGCCTGAGCAGCGGCAGACATAGTTGTGTCAAATAGCCCATAATCCTCAGATTGAACCACAAGTAGGTTAGGGCAACGTCTATTGAGCCAGTCACCATGTTGCAATTGATTGAGGCCAGGGCTATAC